CAAAAACTTAAAGACCTAGAGACACTTGGATTTAGACCAAATCATACAAATAGAGTAGTTAAACGATATACACTAAGAGAGTATATTGAGTTTCTTGGACACAAAGAAGCTGCAGAAAGATTTGGTTGTTCTCCTGCATCATGTAAATCATGGAGATACGGTTATAGGAAGCCTACTGTAAATCAAGCTAAACAAATAATAAGAGCAACAGACGGAAGACTAGACTTTGAATCAATATATGGTTCTGTATCAAATATTATAGAAACAGAAGAAGTTTAGTGTGTTTCAGCTCAATATTAATGAGGAACATACATCCTTAGAGCAAGCCTTGGCTTACTATGACGAAGGATATAATGTAATTCCTCTACAAAGGTCTAATAAAAAACCACCGCCTTTTCTTGGTAGTTGGGAACAGTTCAAACAAAATAGACCAAACAGAGAACTTGTAGAGTCTTGGTTCAAAGATAGAGATAATTTAGTTGTTGCTCTTATGTGTGGCAACTTTATAGTAGTTGACGCAGATTCTCCAGAAGCTATGGATTGGGTAGAAAAGAATTTGCCACCATGTCCATATAAAGTTATCACTGGTAAGGGTATGCACTATTACTACAATAATCCAGAAAACTATACTACTTTTGCCACTAGAAGGACTGCTGAAACACCGATAGAGAGATTAATTGACATTAGGGGTGTAGGTGGATTAATTATTGCACCATGGAGCAGACACGCTAACGGACAAGTATACAAGCCAATAACGTTTCCAGATTGGAAAATATATGACCATAATGATTTACCAGACTTCACAGAGGTTGAGTTTGCAAAGATAACTGGTGTACCTAAAACAGAAACAAATGTACAAACAGCTCCTTTTTCTTTAGATGGTGTGCATGAAGGTTCAAGAAACGATGGTGCTGCTCGTATTGCAGGTTATTTAATATCTAAGAATGTAAACATAGATTTTGTCAAAATATTTTTACAAAACTGGAATAGGCTTAATAATCCGCCTTTACCACAAAAAGAGATAGATGGCGTAGTAGAGAGTGTTAAAAGCACACATGATAGAAAAAACCAAATAGCACCCTTATTTATACAAGCATCAGAAACCATTCAAAAACCAAAAGACTTATTTAATCCACCAGGATTGTTAAAAGATATGTTTAAGTTTTGTGAAGAGATTGCACAAGTACCTCAACCAGAGCTATCACTTATTGGAGCTCTATCGTTAGCTAGTGTGGTTTGTGGTCGTATCTATAGAACCAATATGAATAATTTTTCTTCTATGTATTTTATGGGTATAGCTAAATCTGGTCAGGGTAAAGAAAATATAAAAACTTTTGTTGAAGCAGTGCTAAACGCTAGTGACCATGAAAAGCTTGTTGTGGGAGATGGCTATACATCAAGTGGTGCTGTTCATTCTGTTTTAAAGATGAGGCCAACACAAATTACTATTATGGACGAGTTTGGTAAAAGATTAGAAGCTATAGGTAATTCACAAAACACAAACAGAGAAGATGGCATACAAACACTTATGGAAGCATGGGGCAGATGTCATGGAACACTTAGGCCAGATAATTACTCGTTAATGAACGTACAAGAACAATACAAAGAAATGATGATGAGTCGTGTTACACATAAACCTGCTATAACGTTAGTTGGGTTATCAGTACCTAAAAACTTTTACAAAGCACTTAATAGTGGTCGTATAGCAGATGGCTTTCTTAATAGGTTTGTAGTTGTTGAATCTAAAGAACCAAGAAGAGTAGGCGAACTCAGAAGATTTAAAGAGCCACCTACATCTATTATAAACTGGGTAAACTATATTAGAAGACAAAGAGGTAATATGTCAGATGTAGCACGTGACAACGCTGAAATAGATTTAGAACAGATAGTATTACAGTTTGACAGAGAATCAGAGGAAATATTACAAGATTTCGCAAGAGAAATAGTGAAAAGGCAAGATATATTAGAAAAAGACAACCTTGAACCGCTTCTAAGCCGTTCTAAGGAGAAAGCTATGCGTTTATCATTACTTTGTACTCTTGCATCAAATGCAGACGCTACGAAGATTACAGGCGATGTTACAAGATGGGCTGTTGATTTTATAAGATATTATGACTTATTGTTCATAGAAGCTTGTAGGGATAAGGTGGCTAGTAGTGCCATGGAAGCTAAAATTAAACAAGTCTTATCATTTATTAGGTCAAGAAATGGTGAGGGTATATCCAAACGTGAAGTAGATAGGCATGAGTTGTTCCGTAGCATGAAGTCTTATGAAGTAAAAGAAATCATAGAAAGACTTAAAAATGCAGGCGAAATACAAGAGGTTGAAATTAAAGTAGGTGGTAAAGGACGACCAGCTAAAAGGTTTGTAGCTGTTGACCCAACATTCTTTGAGGATACTTAAACTACAGGTCTTCCTGCAACTTGTTCTGCGAATGCTAGACGCTCTGGTGATAATGGGTCTGTAGGGCCTTGTGTAGGTTGCACTTCTGGTAAAGCTAGTTCAGATGTTTTCAAAGGCGCTGTAATTCTTCTTATAGATTCTTCTAATAAATTTACACCCTCATCGGACTGTATTTGTAAATCTTCATCGGTGATTCCAGCTTCTGATTTTATTTGCTGTAATCCACCTTCTAATTGTCTTTGTGCCTCTGCACTAACAGGTTGTATTTCACCATCAATAAACCTTAAACCAAATTGTCTTAACGTATTATTAAATATTTTAAGTCCTTGAGTTATAGCTCCCTGCTCTGTGCTAGTTAGAATTTTTACAAAAAATCTATTACTAAATAAAGCCCTTGCAATAGCCAAACCTGTAACAATTGGTAAAGCGGACAATGGATTAAATATGATTGACGCAGCAATACCAGCAGCAACCAAGCCACCAGCTCCACCACTACCTCTGCCAGCCTCGCCTAATGTAAGTATGTCTATTTCTTTTTGAAACGTTCTTAAATCTTTTGCTAGCTCTTTACCAAACATGGCTTCAAGGGTTTCATCACCATAAGAATCTAAAGCTGTTTTTAAATTTTGATGTTTGAAAATATCAGTAATTTTGCCTTGACCATTAAAATCAATTGATTTGGACAATAATTTTTGCATACTAGCCTGTTGCACTGCGTTGAAAACATCAGGTCTATCTTTTAGAGTTTCTTTCAAGATATTGATATTAGCAGCAGATTTAGGTCTAAATATTGTATTAACAGTCTCTTCAATACCTAGTTCTGGTAACCTAGATATTGCTCTATTTTGTTCAAACCTTATTCTTTCATCACTTGCTTTAGCTAGCTTTTCTAATTCATCAATGAATACCTTACCACTTTCATAAGAGTCTAAACCTTTTCCTTTTTGAAATTTAGTAAAGTTAGTGGTCAAATCACGTAAAGCTTGTGGTCTGATTTTTGGACTTATCATGTTTATTTGTTCTATAGCTTGTAAGACTCTAGGACCAGATGTTTGTCCAGTAACAGAGTTTCTAAATAAAGAATTTAACTTGCCAGGTGAGTCAGCCTCAAATCTTTTTATCTCTTTAGCAAATTGTGCAAAGTCAACATTAGTTAAATCTGATTTTGTTGCTTTTCTAAAAGCATCGTTAAATAATCTTTGTTTCAATTGAGCTTTTAAATTTTCTTCATATGAAAAATTTTTTCCATTGTTTAAAACTTGTGTTTGGCCAGCTCTTGCTAAATACTTATCGTACTCTGCTAAACCTTTAAATATATCATCTAACTGACCAGGCTCTCCACCTAATATAGCTAATCTATAAACATCGTCTGCACTTGTTGCACCTATTCGTGCATTTGCTATTAGTTTATCCATAGCAACAGTTTCAAAGGGCTTCATTCTTGTAGCAAAATCTCTATTAGCCTCCCTCAAACCAGCAACAGCTGCTTCTAGTCTTCTATTTAATCCTGGGTCTATTGCGTAATCTGTAACACCATTATTTGCTGCATATCTTGCTACTCTTTCTGCTACCTCCCTTTCTCCAAGTTGTCCTACCTCCGTTAAAATACTTTGGTTTGTTGTTTGATTTACGCCATAATCATCAAATAATTTAATTATGTCTGATACAAGTCTGCCTTCAGGTGATTGACCTACAATTTCTGTTCTAAATTGCCTTAAATCTGAAAAGTCATTTCTTATTTGTCTCAAAGTAACGCCAAATGTTGGAATACCTGCCTCGTTAACTGCACCATAAGCTCTTGCATATTCTTCAGCATTTGTAAATATAGGAGCATCCATTACTCTTCTAGAACGTCTTTCTAAACGATTAATAATTTCTTCTATCTGTGGCAAAGTGCCAGTTTTAAAATCTGTACCAGGTCTTTGTAAATTATATGTGTCTTTACTGCCCACATATTCTCTTATGGCGTTTTGTGCAACTCTCATATTTTTGTTCACAATTGCATTTATTGTTTTGTTTACTTGTTGAGCTTCCATAAGAGGACCAAAAGCTTTTTCCTCACCTCCAACCATTCTTGTTGAAACGTCTTTAAACTCTCTAGGCAGTGGTAATCCTGTATCTGGGTCAAGAATTACTTGTCCTGTATTTGGGTCAACAGGTCTTGGTTTAAAAGGGCTGGCCACATCTTCAAAATATCTGTCCACTTTTCCGTATTTCACACCACTTTCAGCCATGATTTCATATCTTGCTCGGCCCATAAGTTCTTTCATGGTTTCACCAAACTCTCTACGAGATGCTATTTCAGCGTAAGGTTTATCTACTTCTAATATGTCCTCACCAATATCACCAAGTAATTTCTTTAAACTTTCAGTAACAGTTTGTTCCTCTGCTCTTAAAACTTGCAAAGCTTTGTTAACCTCTACGTCAACACCACCTTTAGCAACTTCTGATAAATACGCATCTAATGCAGCTTGCTCTTCTTTGATACCACCAAGCATATAATCTAATTCTGCAAATAAAGCTTTAGCATTTGCTGTATCTCTATTGTTACCAAAAGTTTGTTCTGCAAATTGTTGTTGCCTACCAGTTAACATTCTTTGCATAGAAGCTTGTGCTGGTAATGCACCCTTAGATAGAGACCAATCAAATTTTCTAACCTTACCCTCTTTTACAGCTTTATTAATTTGTCTTTTTGTTGCTGGTTTGCCTAAAGATTCATCTAGTTTTTGCACGTCTTTGTAGCTTAAGTTTCTAGCCATAACGTCTAATAATCTTTGATTTTCTATAGGTGCTCTTTTACCTAACAACAATTGATATATTTTTGCGGGAGCTTCACCAAATACACCTTGACCAAGAGAACCTATAGCAAACTCTGTACCGATTAATTTATTTAAGTCATCTTGTTTTTGTAATTGAAAACCTTCTTGTGCATCAACATATTCCTCTGCACCTTTACCAGCTGCAGAACCTACGCCAGCTAAAAACATTCTAGCTAATGGGTCTCTACCTCCTAATAAAGATGCTACACCTCTAACTAATCTTAGCTGTGGTATCAAAGCTGCAACTGTACCCACTACAGGTCCTGCTATGCCTGCAAAATCAGCTAGGTCACCAGTTTTAAGATTGAATGAGTTTTCATCTATGATGGTATTAAGATTAATCGTGCTACCATCTGCAAGAGTTCTTTTTTGTATTTTATCTTCAAGGCCAAGTATTCTCATACCCTCTGGTGTAAGAGCCAATTGACCTTTAGTATTTCTTACATAACCATCACTACCTACAGCAACTTCAGCCACTGCCTCTTGTTGCTCAAGGCTTTTTGTGCCATCTATCTTTTTTAATAAATCATTTAGTACAGCGTCTTCTTCTTCTAGCGTTTCTGCTCTACTAAGTTTTTGTCTTAATTCTCTGTTGTTGACACCAGTTTCATAATCAAAAAATAATTCATCGTAGAAAGGGGATATACTGCCTTTGGCTATTTCAGCTTTGGTTTTTTTTCTAGCTTCATCCTCTGTAGCAGCATCGACCAAATGTGTTACTCCAGGTGCTATTAAAACTCTGAATCTAGCCATTATAAAGTTATTTCTGCAATGTCAACATCAGCTGATTGTGCTGCAGCTCTAGTAACAGCCGATGGGTCTAAACCAATAATTTTTAATATTAAATCTTCGTAAGGTTTAATTGCAGCTATACCTTTACCTTTAAATTCTGGGTCTTGTAATGTCGTATAATCTGAAGTTATTTTTCTTTGTTTGTCTCTATTATTTTTAATTAGATTGGCTCTAGCATTATCTAATTTTTTTCTTATTTCTTTAGGGTCACCAGTTAAATCTAGACCACCAAACACATTATCAACGATTTCTCTATCTAAGTTAGAAATAGTTCTACCAGACTCATTTAAAATTTCTCTAATACTTCTTTGTTTTACTTGCTCAATATAATTTTGTATTTTTGTTGCATCAGAAACATTGGGGTTATCTATTCCTAAGAAAGCAGCTGCTTCATCTTTGAACCTCATTATTCTACCTGGCAAACCTGTAACAGGAACTCCTCTTTCTATTGCTTCATCAAACAAAGCAATTGCGTCATTCATAATTGCTATAGATGCTTCTGTACCTTCGTAGTTCATAACATTTTCACTAAGCTCATCTACATCTTTCATTAAACTTGATAATTGAGATGCGTTTAAACCTTCAGAACCTTCTAACTTCTCTTTCATAAGAAGCAATCGTCTTTCTCTTTCAAACTTTTTAGCTTCTTGTTCTGCAAGTAAATCTCTTGTAGCTCTTTCTTCTGCAGCTTTAGCAGCACCAGATGCTAGTCCCTCACCTAGTTGGCCTGTTCTTACTAATTCACCACCAACATTTCTAATAAAGTCTAAAAATCTATCTGAACCAAATACTTCTCTAAATTGACCTTTTGTTTTGTCTGAAAATTCTCTTGGTTTTCTTTTGTCCCTTTCTTCGCTAGCTTTAACTATTTCTGCAGT